CAAGGCCACGTACGCGTACACGATTCCCGACTTGTTCACGGCATCATGTGTGCCAATCGTGAAGCCAGTCGCGTCAAACCCCGTCACGCCATCCGTGATCGATGCCGGAGCCGCCGCCCGGATGATCGACTCCTCGGCGGCCATCTCCGGCGTCTTGATAACGCCACCACGGAAATTGGAGCTGATCGCCAGCGCCGAATCGTACGGCGCCAGGAACACGACCTGCGGCTCAAAGTCCAAGTCGATGTGCTGATCGGCGCCGGTCCCCGTGTACGATCCGCACGCCTGTTGGTAGACCGGCGTAATGGACGTGCCGATCGGCGTGATGGTCCCGAAGTACGGCTTGAGCGACAATGAAAACGGTTCGCCAGACGCCGCCGTCCGAAGGTTGTCCGCGAAGAGCGACGACACAAGCGTCTCCTGAATCGCGCCAGTGTGCGTACTCCACCCGCGACGAATCCCCTTGCGATCTGCCGTGAACTCTTTGACATCCACGACAATCTTCACGTTCGGCGTGTCGTTCGTGCCCGTCGCAATCCACCACCAGAACTGCTGCTTCGCCGCATAGAAGACGCCGTGGCACGGGAAGCTCGCATTCTGATTGAACGTCTTCCAGATCCCCTCACGGATATCTTCGCCGGCTGTCATCAGTCCATTCGTACTGATCAGCATCGGGCCAATGCGAGGATCGAGGAATCCGAGCGCCGGGTTGCCCGCCTGATCCAATCCCGACACGAGGCTTCGCGGGAGCGCGCCGTTGGCCTTCGTAACGGGAATCGCGATATATGCCTGCGACCGGCTCCCGGTTCGCACGAGCTTGTAAACGTGAGATTCCTTGAGCGCCCACATGAATCCGTTGATCGGACCATTGAGCCCTGACAGCTCGCCGCCGTCGAACCCGTCCAAGTCCACAAACGGATCGGTGTCCTGCTCCAGTCGCTCATCGTTTCCGATGCCGTTCGCCGCGAAGACCGGCGTCCACGACACACGGCTCCGCAGATCAGGCTGGAACTGCGCGCCGCCGATGAGCAGTCGATCCTCGTCAGCCGCAATCCACTTCGGCGCATAGAGCACCGTGTAGTCCCCGATGTCCTCGGACAGCAGCGTCTCGTCGGCGTTCACCTGAATCGGCGTCAGCTCGTCGTTGTACGTGTCCGTCGTGATGACGACCGTCGCAATGCGGTAGAACAGCACGTCGTCCAGGCTCTCTTCAACCTCCCAATGCGTGCCTTCCATGAACGCCGGCCGCGTCACAGCAGCGCCGGCACCTGTGCCGCTCGGCGTGAACTCGACGGACTCCGAGGGTTCGGAGCGGTACCGCGTCACGCCCCCGACTTGTATGACGCCTCGAATCCGGTAGAATCGTGTCGTGTCGAACGAGCCCGATCCTTCATTGTCCACGGTCGGCGGATCGGGCTCGAAGACGCTCGTCTTGCGGATCGGGTCGAACGTCGTCGTACCGCCGGCCGGGTCAAGAATCGTCAGACCCGATGTATCCGGGTCGTACACGTACAGGCGATCTTCGATTGTCCCGGCGGCGCCGGCCGCAACAGGAATCGTGATGAACAGTTTCCCGTGCAGCGACTGACCCTGAGACGGCAGGTTCGGCAGTACCTCTGCGAAGAAGAGCGTCGTCCATCCTTCAGGCTCCACGGCGAAGTAGAAGTTGACAGACGGCGGGCCGCCTCCGAACTGACCGGATGGCGCAACCGCCTCGATGACAAGTTGCGCGTCGCCCTGATCGTCCGTAGGCAGATAGCGATGAAGACCCGTGATGGCTGACAGCGACGCAGCCGTACCGGAGAGGTTCAGACCGGCGAATGGCACGAGGACAGACCCCTGTCGCTTGCTGCCCATCGGCGCCGTGTCGAAGTCGAGGTTCTCGCTGACGACCGTCTGGTCGTTCGACAAGGCAGACGGAGGATCCGTCAGGTTCAGGCCGCCGCGAAAACTCTTGAGCAGGAGCGGGTCCACTAGGGAATGTCTCCTTCTACGATGCGACGTTCTGATACGGCCAGATTCTTGGGCTCAACCCGAACTCCGCGTACGTGTCCGTCTGACGTGTCTTCAGGTACGCCGACTTCGCAATGAAGTATCGAAGGTCGCTGATCCGCCGCTGGAACCGCTTCTCGGCCTCCGTCGCCAGCGGGAGCATCTTCTCCATCTTCCGCAGCTCTTCATACCGAACGCCGTCGATGAGCAGATCGTGGAAGTCAGCCGGAAACGCAGGCTCGTCAGCGTCGTCCGACAAATCCGTCGCGTTGTCCAAGATGTCGAAAAACAACACGGCCACGTCCGATGTCGGCTTCGGATACAACTCGATCAGCGTAGATGTCGCTCCGCGCAGCGCCTCGGCCCACAGGTACGGTGGCCCTTCCACATCCTGATCCGCGTCCATGTTACGGAGCGTGTACAGCGACACTTGCCCGAGCGGTCGCTTGTAGAAGTCCTTGTCGTACACGCTCAGAATCTTGGCGCCGGAGACGGTCATGTTGACCGATCCGCTCGACGTCGTGCCAGAAGCAATCGCGCGGCGCGTGAGCGCCAGGCGAACCGACGACTGCACTTCGCGAATTTTCCGGTTGATCGTCCGATCGATCCGATCGGACGCCTCCTGCGATGTCTGGTTCAGACTCTCCATGACCGCCGTGCGAATCTCAGCCAGCGTCATGTCTACTCCTTCCGCAATGGAATACGAGCGGCGGCTTCGAGCGCGTGCCAGACCGCATCTGCGTCAATCGTCAGGCGCTTGTCGCCGCGGTGAACCTCGAAATCCTTGTTCAAGTCCACGACGACCCTTGATTCTTGCGCGTAGCCGCTACGCGCAACTAACAGCGCCGACCCGACCAGCAGTATTGCCCCACGGCGCGTGATGAACGTCTCAGGACGGTAGTCCGGATGCTGCGTATGTCCCCATCGCTCGTTCTCGACGGCGCGCTCACAGTGACCAGGATCCGGCATGTCCAACAGGCCGCAGTTCCCGGTGCGCCCGGCGCGTGCCGAGATCGTCTCATCAGGTGAGCCGCCGGCCAGCGATCCGATGAACTGATTCAGGCTCAACCACACGCGCTTGAAGTACCGACCAACTCTCTTCATGAGCCCTCAAGATGCAACAGCGCGTCTAGCGCACTCGGTATCGTCCGAGAGCTAGACGCGCTGTGGTTGTCCGACGCACTTCACCTACGCCGGGATCTGCTCGACCTGTTCGCCCTGCTCCGTGAGAATGATCTCCAGAAGCGCCTCGATGTCCTTCGCCTTCGCCTTCGTCTCCAGGCGATCGGCCACGGACTTGTTCGGCACGTAGAGGTTGATCGACGAACCCTCCCGATCGTCCTGGTCGATGACCACCCACTTGCCGCCGTTGTACTTGCCGGCCTTCAGCAGGTTGAACATCCGAATCGTCCGGTTGTTCAGCGTGAACTCCTGCAGCTTGAAGCCGTTCATGCGCGTGACGCGCTTGAGCCTCGGCCGCAGGCGCTCGCCTGTTGGATTCCAGGGCGTCGAAACCTTCGCTCGACCAATCGGAATCTGCTTGATGGGACCACCCGCGGAGTTCTCCGCGAGAATCTCCAGTGCCTTCGTCAGACGCTCGTTGATGGCGTCCTGAGACGCGGGGGCGGGATCCGGCTCGTCTGGAGCCTCACCTGTTGCCTGCATCGTTCGCTCCATCTCATCGACGGGATCGAACAGCTCTTCGTCCTGCGTACTTCCCTTGATCTTGGACACGTGATCCTCCAGACGACACCAACCGATCTCGGCCCTGGTGTCTCAGCTACGGGCCGCTCACCTTGGCCGAGGTAGTTACCCCGGCCAAGGTGAGAGTGAATGAATGAACGCTTACGAACCGCCGAGCACGCGCACGGCGATCGGATCGAGGGCGGCGTCGTCCGAGTCAGCCTCGGCCACCGCCACGGCGACACCGGACGTCGTCAGGGCCTTCAGCTTGCCGGCCGTGGCGCTGAGCTGAAGCAGCCCACCAGCCAACGCACCGGACTCGACCACGACAGTCGCTGGACCCTTGGTCCGCACGTAGCCGTACTCGCCAGACGCGAACGGCGCGTCGGCAATGCCGACAAACGCGCCCGTGTCCGAGTCGCCCGTGACGCAGTCCTCCAGATCGGAAGCAGAGCACACAGGACCGACCGAACCCGACGCCGGAAACGCGGCGCCGGCCTTGACGAACACGAACTCGCCGTCTTCGCTGTACCCGCGCGATCCGACACTCACGACTGCCGTCGCGTGTCGAGCTGTGGAAAGGCCCGGTGCCGTTGCGAGGACTGGGCCAGTGAGAATCGCCATTGCTACTACTCCTTGAAAAAGGTGAATGGTTGAGGGCGCCCTTCAGCGCCCTCCCCCTGGCTCAGAACTACGCGCCCGACTGGGTCAGCACGAAGCCGCGGCTCTTGTTGTTCGTCGTGAGCTGCAGCATCGAGTAGACCTTGGACACGAACCCGTTGGCGTTCGGAATCTCGATCGTCTCGCCCTTGTCGCGGAAGTACTGCTTGCTCACGTTGAGCTTGAAGAAGTTCCGCTTGAGGTTCAGACCGTAGAACCGGGTGTTGCCGTACTGGCTGAACACCATGCGAGCACTCTTGAAGGCCAGCATCTTGAAGCCGCCGTCCGCTTCCTTCGTGTCGATGTAGCGGATCAGGCCCGTCTGCGTGCCCTCGTAGATCGCGTGCGCTTCCTGGCCGCAGATGATCGTGTCCGGAGCCGCGCCGCCGCTGCCCTTGGCCGCCGCGTTCCACACGGTCGTCAGGTCAGCGACCAGATCGGTGCCGCCCGCACTGTAGCCAGCGACCGGATTGGCCCACCACGCATCCACCGATGCGTCGATGCCGCCGACCGTCCCCGTGCCACTGTCCGGCAGGAGCGTCTGGAAGCCCAGGAACCCGTCCGTCGAAACGGCAAAGATCGCCTCTTCGAGCGCGTCGTCGTGCGACTGAATCGCGTTCTCCAGAAGCGCCTTGACGAAGGCGACCTTCTGATTCTCGGTCGGGTTCTTCGCGTCGTCGCCCTTCGACCAGACGATCGGCACGCTGAGCTGACCCGGCGTGTACTCGGCCGCCGTCAGCACTTCGACCTTCGCCAGTGATGTGGTCGTCAGGTCAGTCGCGAGGAAGTCCGTACCGGGATTGCGCTGGTAGTCCAGCGTGTGCTCGATGGTCGGACCCATGTTGACGCGCTTGATCGCGCCCCGGCGATCGAACTCGCGCAGGACGGCGCTCTCTTCCCACTGATTCGCGGGCTTGCGCTTCTCGTTCAGGACCGCAGGATACGATGCGGCCGCTATCTGCCCAATGGTAGGCATGTTGCCCCTCCTTCAAGGAAGCATTGCTCTGTGCCGGAATGAGACTCCGGCCTGTTCTTCTGCGATATCTCGCGTCGCAGAACAACGCGCAACACGCTGTACCCGTTTCTCGCCCGGTACAGCAAGGAGGGCGAACAACAAAGGGCCGATATGCCTGGCCGCGGCGGGACGTACACAAAGAAGGACTTTCGTCCCTCTACTTTCTTAGACGGCGCAACTTTCAGAATCGTTGCACGTAGAGCCCGTAACGAACAGAATCATTGCGTCAAATAGACGCCCTATTCGACGCAATGATCCCAATCCTACTTCCCTCGCAGCCCCCGAGCCGCCGCGGCGATGACGTCTGTGATCGGATCCCGATCCGGATCGTTCGCGTCGCCGGCCACAGCCGGCGCCGAGGCGCCCGGACGAGCCGTGCCCTTGGCCCGCTGGCCTTCGAGATCCTTCATCACCGCAGCGCGCTCTTCAGCACGGATCTTCTCGCGATCGGTGAGGAGCGTTGGGATGACAACCGTCCGGTAGGCGTCTTCGAGCGACATGCGTTCGTTGCCCGGCTTCTGCATCTCCGCACGCATGGCCGCTTCGTTCTCCTTGAACTGCGGCCACGTCGTCCGGGCGGCATCCAAGACCTTCTGCATCTTGGTCATGGACGACCCCAGAGCCGTCGCGTTCTTGTGCGTCGCCAGCAACGGGTCGATCTCTTTGCGGAGCTTCGTCAGCTCGTCAGCGTGATCCTTCTTGAGCTGATCGACGTGCCACTGCACGAGCTTCTCGTTCTGTTCGCGCGAGTAAACAATCGATCCATCCGAGAGTACGATGTCCGGCTTCGGTCGCTCCTCGTCCACAGCCGTCGTCGCAGGCTTCGTCTCCTTCGTCGTCTCGCCCAGTCTCTCCTGCACGAGCGCGTCGATCTCAGCCTTGTACCTCGGGTCGTTCAACAGCACTTTCCGCAGAAACACGGTCGGATTGTGCTCGGCCAGATCTGCGGCGGCGATCTTCTCCTTGACATCCTTCGACTCGAACGGCTTGAGCTGATCCTTGATCTTCGTGATCTCAGCCTCGTGCTTGCGGCGTTCGCGTGTCAGCACGGCCTGATGACGAGATGTGGGAATGGCGCCCTTTTTGAGCTTAGGCTCCTTGCCGGCCAGCTCAGCCTCAATGGCCTTCAGCTCGTCCTCTTCGGACGGCTCCTTGGTTTCCTGCTTCTTCTCCGCTACGACCGCGGCCTCGGCCCCTTTGCCGTCAGCGCCAGGCTCACCATCGCCAGAATCGTCAGCATCGCCTGCACCGTCACCTGCATCGACTCCATCCGAATCGCTCCCTTCGTCCACAGTCGGATCCACATAGTCGCCCGTGTCCGCGTCTCCTTCTCGAAGTCCTTCCGCTGCTGCCGCAATCGCCGTTTCTACTGCATCTGCCATGTGTCACCTGGCTTCGCGAAGCCTCTGGTTTCGCCCGAGGCGAAGGGCGTGCTCACGAATGTGAGCCGTTCCTTACTGACAAACATCTGGAGGACCGGCCAGGACTTGAACCTGGAACCCGCTGCTTACGAGGCAGCCGCTCTACATTGGAGCTACCGGCCCTTAACGCCGATCCCAATCGATCTTCTCCGGATGCGGAGTATCCCCTTCACGCTGCCATCCGAGCGCGGCCGTTTCTCGATTCAACTCCGCGCGAGATCGGTATCTCCGAGGGGATCCATCCGGATTGACCGGACCGTTCTCAACGATCACGTCGATCTCGTCTCCGAGAATGGCAGAGGCTCGACCCGGAACCGCTGTGACCTCTGGCCGCGTCGGCTCGCCACACCCCGAGCAAGCAGGAGGCGGATCGTAGTCCCACAGCAGCTTCGACGTCGTGACGCCGCACGCTAGAATGCCGCACGAAAATCGACGTATCTTGAACGTATGTCGCTCGACAGGCATCTACTCGTCCTCCTGCGGAATGCGCTCAGCCTCGATCACGCTCTCTTCGCGACTGTCAGAAAGTCCAGCCACTCGGACGCCCACAAATACACGCACCGATGAATCCGGACCTTGTTCCTTGACCTGCGGCTCGATGATCGGCTTCTCATCCTTCCCAGGCTTGATATGCGTCAGCGCCCACTCGGCCGGCTTCGTGTTCCCTTCCAACGCTGCGACCTGTGCGCCCTCGAAGTGCAGCTCGGCATAATCGGGCAGATGTGATTGGACGATCGCCTCAGCTTGCTTCGCCAGGTGCTTGACGTACTCAACGTCCTTGTGCAAATCAGCCAGCATGTGACGCAGCTTGACGATCTCTTTCTTGTTCGGCTGAGTCTCACGAATCTGCGCGACGAAACACGCCGAGCACAAGCCGTCCTCCGTCACCGCTTTGCGATTCGGATGACACAGCGCCTTCGTTCGCCTCACGAGCGACTGTTCAACCACGACCGTCCTCGTACGCCCAGCGCAACCCGAGAAACGATTTCAGCACCTTGATCGGTGCGACCATGTCCAGGCACGGCCGGGTCAATCCGCCACGCATCATCCCCACGACCCGATCACGCACGAAAATCGGCGCTCCAGACATGCCCTTCGCGCCGCACGCCGTCGTCAACATGACGTCTCCAGCAATGTCGCCGGCTCCTGCGGGCACCGTGAACGACGTTCGACTCACAAATCCAAAGAGCGCCACGGATTCGAGAAACACGTTAGGAAATCCCACGGCCTTAACCGCATCGCCCTCTCGCGGCATGTCGCCAGGCACGAGAGCCACTGCCGTGACCTGACTCCGGAGCAGGAGCAGGTCAGTCTCCTCATCCCAAGCCACCACTCGCGCCGGAATGCCAGCGATCCCCAACTCAGCTCCGTCCTGCCAACAGTGATTCGCCGTGAGCCAGTACCCTTCGGCTTCGTTCACCGAGAACGTCGTACACGTCTTCTCGCGATCCAGTGTGAAGATCTGAATGCTCGCTGCCGATCCCGGCATTGGCACACGCAGACCCACGTTCCCGGCGCACGCCGCCATTAGCCCCAGACACACCGACACGATTACACGCCGCATACGTCACCGCCGTTTTACGAATCCGAGGGTTGGTTTTTCTTGGCGTCCTTCACGCGCTTGACGCCTTCCACCACTTCGATCAGCGTCTCGGGGTTGCTGATCAACCACGCGACGCCTTTGACGATGAGCTTGCCGAGCTTTTTCCACATCAGAGCATCCTCGATCCGTCGCCCAGCCGCTTGAGAATCGGTTCGGCCGGCGTGGGCGGTTCCACGTCCGGACGCGGCGGACCAGCCGGCTGCGCCCCGCCAGGAGCCGCCGGCTTGAGCGCCTGCAGCGTCTGGATTTGCTTCATTGCATCCTGAATCATGCGGGCGGCTGCCAGGATGTCTTGCTGATTGATCTGCCCGGTCTTGAGCAGGAGCGCCGCGGCCATCGGATTCAGCAGATCTTCCCCGCTGAAGCGGTACGTGACATTCGGCGGCTCGTCCTTCGGCGGCGGCGGCTTGACCACAATCTTCGCAGGATCGAAACCGTGCAGCTCGACGATCTCTTTCTCCAACGCGACGCGGTTGATCCCAGGAGAATTCGCCATCAGATTGTAAATCTTGATCGCGTTCTGGAGCTTCGTGCCAATGTCCACGCGGTCACTCGAATCCGCCAGGAAATCAAACGCAAAACTCCCCGCGAGCAGCGACTTGTCCACTTTCGTCAGGATCGTGGCACCCTGTTCGCCCACGATCTGCACGAAGCGCGGCTGCGTCAAGAAACGCTGCATCAGGCCGAACAGCACTTCCGCAATACCGACCACGAATCGACTGACTCGCGCCTTCTCGTAGTCGAGCCTGATGTCCGTGGACGACTGAATCGTCTCGATCTCCTTCGCACTGCGCCGGCCGCTCTGCGAACTGCCGAGCTGGTTATTCGACAGCGCCCACGATCGATCCAAATCGCGGCTGACGATGGACTGAAACTCGAAGTTCTCCCGCGGATACGACGCACGGGCCACTTCGCCAATCGCCCCAGTGCCGGGACCGTTCATCGGAATCATGTCCTGCCAGGTGCCTGCGCGCAGGCTGTCCGCGACTTCCTCATCCAGCCGGTTGACGTCATACCAGCGCAATGGAATCGAATGATCCCGCTGCCGGAGCATCTGCGACCGGCCGCGAATCATCTCACGAACCTGCGATCGGCCCGCCTCCGAATCCGAGGGTGGGACGGCGATGTCGCTCACATATGTCAGCGTCGCCACGCGAATCGGGTTCTTCGTGATCCCGTTGTAGTGCGAGGGAATCGCGGGTTTCGCTGGCGACGGCTGACCGTCCGGTCCCGGCGGACCTGCGGGCTGGCTCGGCTGCTCAGGCACCCACTCCTGCCAGTCGGTCTTGTCATCCTCGACCGGATCCGAGATCCCGTCTACGAATACGACGCGCTTGAAACACTCCGGATGCACGATCGTCTCGTCGAACTCGGCGCCACGCGCCCAGATAATCGTCACTTTGACGTAATCGACCGTGTCGTACTCCTGCGTCTTGTCATCGATGTCCTTCGACAGCAGTTCCGTCGGCGGGGCTGACGTCTGCATCCGCGCGGCCTGATCCTCGGTCAGCGACCAGGTGCGAGCCACCTGTGGCTTCGCCATCCACGTCTCGTACCCGAGCCACGGCGCCTTGTCCCAATCGGACTGACGGAACTCTGGAGGCCACAGCAACAGGGCTGGCGAGATCCGATCCAACGTGAACTTCTGCGACACGAGTACATCGACCTTCTGAGGATCGCCGGGCCGCATGGCCGCCGGAACCAACTGACCCGTCTGCTCATTGTACCCGGCCGGAGACGTCATGATCTGCGGCCCGGGCACTTCCATCTGCTCGTACCGCTGATCGATACCCACCGCCGCGGCCATGACGCCCGCCGCGTTGATGACATCCGACAGACACTCGTCGATCGGGTACGACGCCTGGCATTCCGTCCGCAGGACATCGTTCACCGCGGCCGTCACAGTCGGCGCCAACGGCTCCAGCTCCGGTCGCCCGGCCGTCGCCACGATCTTCGGCACGTTGAACATGAGCTGCGCGGTCTTCTGCTTCGTGCGCGACCAGTCCTCCGGAACCGAGAGCTTGTCGCGGGTCGAATCGCCCACGTCGGCGCCGTAAGGACGCTGCACGCGATAGTTGACGTTCTCCTGCCACTCACCACGCAGCTTCGTCTCGCGATACCGCACCGATGCGGCGATACGCGATCGCCACTTGTCTGCGGACGTCGTGGGAGATTTCGGTCGTTCGGGAAGCGCATCACCTTCCGGCGCAACCTCTCCAGTCGAACCCGTTTCGTCAATCATCTGTGCGTCTGCCATATCGATCCTACTCTCCTGTACACCCGATCGGGACTACGCGCGGGCCTTGGACTCTCCAGCCTGCGTATCTGTCCCGATCGGGACCGCGTCCCGACGATCCCACACGACTGTCGCCTCACGCATGAGCCGAAAGTCCCGCGGCGCAATCGTATCGGCGTCCATGTCTGGAAAGGGATCCCAGCCACCGGCGCGCAGAAACCGCGTCACGAACTCCGAACAAAACATCCTGCCGTTCTCGGGGCCGACGAACCGAGCGTAGAAAAAGTTGAACAACCCGATGTAGTCGTACCCTTGCTTCCAGATCTCGTTATCCAAAAACCACCAACGAGCATCGGCGCGGTTGAATGCGCCGTCCGGCAAGCGCAAGACGAGCGCCAGTCCGCTCAGATCCGGCACGTACTCTCCGACACCTTCCTTGTTGCGCGAGGCGAATGTCGTCACGTCCCCCGAGTCGTCCACGTCCGCAACTTCCACATGCGTGTAGGGGCTCCATGTCTTCAGCGTAATGAGAAAGTTGAACAGCGACCGACGACTGAACAGCAACACGTCGCCAGACTGAAAGACAAAGACGCCGTCTGACCCGCTCATCACACCCCCCGCAACACGTCCGGCGCCCAGCGATTGACGCTCGCCTGTCTGGCCCGGGCCTTCTTCAGCATGTCCAGCACGCCCGGCGACACATCCCCCAGCGGCGCGCGCGACGCGCCCGGCCTCGACTGGCAGAAATACCGGAGATTGTCCGCCGCTTCGTCTTCCACGCCAGTCGTCGCCATGTCAGCCGGGTTCGTCGAATTGATGACCATCTCCGGCAGCGTCCGAATCATCGTCGGCACGCCGTCCCGTAGAAGCCGCATCCGAGGATACTGTGTCGTGCCGGTCTGCAACACTTCCCGAAGCCAGTTGTGGACGTTGATCCACCCTGGCTCCCGCTCGTTGTCGCCCTCGATCATGGAGAGCTTGGCCGACGAGAAATGCTCCGCGATGCTCGGTCCCTCGTGCTCCTGCCACATCGACGGGTCGCCCACGGTGTAGCGCACCCGCATCCCCTCCGAGCGCCGGATGACCTCAGTCGCCACGTCTTTCGGCAGCGTCTCTCGAAAGTACCACTCCTGAAAGGCGATGGCTGACCCGTCCGGCAGGCACGCGAACCAGTGACACGCGCCCGGATTCCCGGCTGCCGCGTACCCCCAGTCGATGACCCGCACAATCTCGATATGCGGGGCCTCAGTAATTGGACGACCCCGATAGGTCGGCAGATGCTCGATGACGTGCCACGAGCGACCCTCGCGTGTCGGCTCGAATTCCCCGAAGAACTGGCCCTCGATGACCCACTCCCCGTACCGCATCGCTCGGCGCAGGGCGTCTGAGGGCAGCGACATCAGCGTTCGCTTGTAGCTCTCGTCCACGGCCGGGTTGTCATCCACCGTGCAGAAGATCTCCTCGTAGTCCTCTGGCCGGTAGCCCGGAATCTCGGACTCGTGGACCTGTTTCGTGATGAAAAACCGCCGCACCCACCCAGCCCCGACGCCGATCGGGTTCGTGCCGCCGCGCACGATTTCCCGGCCTTTGACCTCGGGTTTCGTGGACCGGGCGCGCGACGCGATGAACAGAAACTGATGCATCGAGAACGTCGCCAGCTCGTCGAAGTAAATCGCATCGTACTCTGACGACAGGTACGTGGCGACCGTCTTCTCGTCTTCACAGTGGCCGAACATGACCGTCGATCCGTTCGGAAACCGCAGCACGTAGAACGTTGAGTGCCAGGCGTTTTTCGACAGCCCGAGCGCGTCGGCGTCGAATGGTACCTCGGTCAGATGCGACTTCCGCAGCTCCGGCATCGTTCGGCGCAAAATCAGGGCGTTAAACCGCGGAATCGCCAGGCACCGCATGTAGGCGTCCCAGCGCATGGCGAGCGACTTGCCGCTGCCGGCGCCGCCCTGCATGATGCAGTTCTTCGCCGTCGATCGGTGAAACCGCCGCTGATGCGGAAACGGCTCGTAGAGGACCGTCTGCTTGCCGTTCTTCTCGACGACGACGGACTCGGGGATCTCGGTCATCGCGGACCGTTCGTCACGGTGTAGTACGCCAGGCGATGCTCGACGTCTGCCAGGCGATGCTCGACGTCTTTCCGCCTCGCCTCCAGATCCGCCTGCAGATCAACCAGCGCCTTGCGCTCGGCCTCCAGGTGCAGCCGGCGCTGAGCGCGAATCACCTTGAGCAGATGGAGGGTCGAGCGGCTCATGCAATGTCCTTCCCGCGGCTGAGTGCCAGGACTTCCGGAGGCACGCCGACGTTCCCCTCGGGGACGTCGGCCGCCGGATTCAGTCGCTCAGCCTGGAACGCCTTCCACCGATCGTACTGCTCTCGGCGCCGGGCGAGCAGTTGCACGGCCTCCTCACGCTCGGTGCGCCACTCCGGCGAGAGGATCTTCTTCATGGGATTCTTCGGATCGTCAACCGGCGACATGCAATAGGGCGGCGGCTCGATCGTCTTCGAGTAGAAGTGGATCAGGTACTCGTCTTCCTGCGTCGTGAAGTCAATCTTGTAGAACTCGTCGAGCCAGTCCGGATGGAAGAACTCCATCCTGAGCTTCGCCGGGTCGAACGGCTGCTCAGCCGGCGGCACAGCCGGCGCCGACGTCAACCCAAGCTGACCAGCAAGAGCGTACGCCACGCTCGGATTCAACACGCGAAGGGCTTGGACAAGCACTTCGCCACGATCTCTGAGTCTGAGAATTCGTTTCTCAAGAATCTGAGACTTCGTATACGCAGCCTGAAGCCCTTTGTTGATGGCTGAGAGCTTCTTCTCAGTGAGCACAACGAACGCTTGATCTGTTTCTCGCATACTGTCTCTACAGTAGTAGACGCTCTGATGAACGAGAGAGATGCTCAAAAAGACACAAGTCACAGCGAAAAGCGTAAGGCGCCAGGTATAGAGGGAGGGCGGGGCGGGTTCCCGGTCAAGCCTGGCCGCCGGAACTGGCGCCTAGGGCACATGACCGAAGGCAACACGCTACGAAGACCTTCGTATCCCGTAAGTCCTTACATATCAATAGCTTATACATCAATCGCATAGCGCTTTGCGCCTTACATTGAACCCCAGCCGGCCGGCGCCGGCCGGCGTCGTAACGGTCCTGATGGGCGAAAGTCCCTATCCTAAACTAGACCTAAGCCATTGATAGTAAAGCACATAGCGCAAAGCGAAGCGAAGTTAACATAATCTCTAATTATTGGACGTTGGGCCAGATGAGCCCGAGAACACGGCCTGTGTCGTTAGTCGATCTTCTGCAGACAGAGAGACTTACGATGATCTGAGCCTGAAACGCCATGCGCCGAGCGCTTGGCGCCGTGCGCCTCTCCCCTTACCAAGTAAGGGGAACGGGCATTTTTTCCACGTCTAACCCCTTGAATCCGAAGGGGTTAGCGATTGCATCTGGTGTCAATTCGCTGAATCTTACGTCTAAGTTATTGATTCTAAAGAGAAATATACTATGTAGCGCTCCGACAAAAATCAGAAAAAATTACCGTGGGGAGAATTCCTGGCCCGCGTTTTCTCCTGCCCGGGCCAGCGCAAAACTCCGGGCTATGTTGCCATAACGCCTAACACCTTTAGAATCAGTCATTTATCCGTAAGAATCCACAAATCTGAGCGATTGTGACTAAGATTGTGGGCTCCAGGGCTCCAGGGCTCCAGGGCTCCTGACGATTCCGTGCGCCGGTCCTTCAATCCTGTCAG